GGACGAGTATCACCTTCAATAAACCCCCGTACACGCTGACCAGTACCAACAGCAACAATACGAGTACCATTAGCAAGTACAATGTCGTTGTTGGTCCAGCGTTTGGCGGTGGTTGGACCGTAATCCCCAAACATCTGTTTAAAATTGTTAGAATTTTCAAGATGGTATTTAATCCTTGATAAGAAATTAATACTTTGAGTTTGGCTTTCCGATATAATAACTATGAAAAGGTCCTCATCCGATGGCTTAAAGGCTATCTTGTGAAGGGGTAGAATCAAGGAGGTC